TGCTCAAGAGAGGGGGTCTCTTGGGGAATTGTTGCACTTTCGCTACGTTGCTTGGAACCATCCTGGCTCCTGAGCGCGGTTTGCTAGTGTTTCTTTTTCTAGAAGGCATTGTTGCTTGCTATGTATATATTTTACTGCTGCTGCGGGGGGGGGCTCCCCCTAATCTGACTGTCGGAGTGGTAGGTTATCACTTTTCACTTACACATGTTGAGTTATGATCAACAATTGAGTGGTCTATCCCTGGAGTTCTATTTAGAAGTTATAATGGTAGTTGGCCATGATCTCGGACACCGGAAACACCTGTTTCGTTGGAAACTCGTGCGTGTTGTTCCAGGCAGCCATTTCTCTTTGGTACATGGCTTCGGAGACCCCGAATGGCTCTAATAGTAGCATCTCGTCCCTTACGGTGATCGAATCTGCGTATCTATCATACTGCAACTTGTATTCCCATGAGCTGTCTTTAGCAACCATGTCGTCGAATACCTTCTCTGGGTGTATGAACCCCTTGCTCAGCGCGTATCTTCGCATACTCGCTGCCATCGCTTTGAAGAGCGGGCGTGTTTGAAACGCCGGGATCGCACTTCTTGCGGCCAGCCCATAGGCCAAGCCCATTCCTTTTGCTGCGAGCGAGTTGTTTTTAATCATCATCGCTTTAGTCGCGCACATCGGCAGAACTCTAATTTCACCTGATTCAGTCTGAAAAGAGATCGTCGACAGGAAGGTGGCCTGACCACGAGGCGAGAGACCGTTTCGGTCCTCGTCTGGGGGTGACTCATACGCAACCTTTAGCCCGAGGTCTGTGTACGAAGTCGTTAAACATGGTTTGAGGCCCTCATGGCTCCCATCCCAGTTCGCCGCGAAGGAGTTGAGTACGAGAAACAACGCGACTATTGTAATCAGGGTCGTGAACGCGTTCCCTGAACAATTAATGATCATCTTAAGATCTAAGATCAGCTTAGCAACTGTCTTGCCCTTATCCTTTAGTTTACAGGTCTTGGGCATGCCATTATATTTGAGTAAAGCTTCGCGCACACTTGGTGGCAATCCAAAGCGCCCTAGAAAAAACATTATAGGTTTCTGCAAAGGTCCTTGTATCGTCGTGTCGCAACTTTCTGCATCAGCGGCCAATTGTTTGGCATTACCGTATCGGTCGCATATGTTCATGCGGGTGTCGTCGCCGGAAGTCTCTTGTAGGACCTCGTAAGGGCC